GTATAGTCCAGACCACAAAACGAAAGTGTAGCGAAAGCTATAGTGGTACGAAAATCCTTGCCGCTTGCGGAGTGCCAGTTCGAGTCTGGCCGAGGGCACCAACACTTAGTGTGTGTCAGCCCACGTTTTTCCAATTTTATATTGAGCATCTAATTCACATCTAAAATTAAAATGTGTACCTGCATCTTTTATTGATTGAACTGCGAGCTCACCTATTTCATCAGCGAAACAATGTTTACACTGAAGTTGTAACTCATCATGAACATGAGCAACCATAGCACAGATATTCTCATCATAATTTTTTTCCTTTAATTTTTTGTGAAGTATTACAGTAGCCATCTTTATTATTAGTGCTCCACTACTTTGTATTAATAAATTTAAACTTGAATGTTCAGACCTTGGTATTAATTTTCTTTTGTCTAAACCTAATAAATATTTTTGATTTCTAGTCTTTACTAAAACATTATCTCTTAATTGTCTTAATGCTGGCAGACCTTCAAATAATTTTTCTTTTACTCTTTTTCCTTCTTCGGAGGATTTACCAATAACAGCACCAAGCCTTTGATTTCCGATACCATAGATGACACCATATATGACCCTCTTCGCCAAATCTCTTGATGGTAAACCAATTTGTTTTTGATTGTAGGTGTGAATATCCCCATTGAGTAATTGCTTCGCAAAATCCCCACCATCAAAGGCACCGAGATAGTGAGCAAGACAACGAAGTTCAAGACCACTAGCATCACAGCCAATAAGAACATAACCATTAGGAACAGTAAATAAAGACCTACATTCCTTACCATAAGGTACACCAACTGAAGGTGTTTGAGCAACATTCGGCTTTTGATGCGTACACCTTCCAGTGTTGGCACCATTCGTAATAACGCTTCCATAAATTTTTCCATCTTGTTGTAATTTTAACCAGGCATTGTTTCCTTCAGCTAACATGCCTATTCTTTTTTGTATTAAAAAATGTTCTGATAATAATTTTGCTTCTGGATAATCTAATTCAGATAAAATACTTTCATCTACTTTAGGTTTTCCATCTGGTGTAAAGTGTTTTGGTTTCCATCCTTTATCCATTAACCTATTACTAATATGGTCTCTGCTATTAGGATTAAAACTTACTTCTTTATACTTCTTAACTGGTACACCTTTTTTATATCCTTTAGTTTTGTTATCTCTTTTAGGAATAAATGTACCAACATATTGCTTCCAATTTGGGAAGGTTGAAACCAGAGATTTCTCCAGCTCCAACCTTCTGTTTGCAAGTGAGGCATACAGCTTCTTTGCAGAAGCCACATCAAAGGTAAAACCATGTGCTTCTTGTAGATGAATACATCTAGCAAAATCATGCTCTAGCTCAATTGCTGTAGGAGAATAGTTTTGTTTTTGTATTAAATTGTAAAGTTCGTGAGTTACTTCTACATCTTTTTCACAATACTTTTGCATTTCTGGAGACCACTTTGAGAAGTCACCAGTCTTTATAAAATCACCTTTACGTTCTCTTAATCTATAACCCCAACTTTCTAACGAATGTCTTCCAGCCATATTAAGAGGTAAGTCTTTACGTTGGTAATCTAATTCTTTTCTATTAGTCCATATCAGTCTGCTAACTAATAGCGTATCCAATACATCAGCTTTAATATCATACTGTCTTGGGTATAATTTTTTAAGAACTGGTAAGTCAAATTTTAAAATATTATGGCCAACTAATAAGCTAGCACCATTTAACAACATAAGACCTCTACCAATTTTATCTCCATAATAGGAATAAACTTGGTTTGTCTCTATGTCTTTGACTACAATTGAATGTACTACTGTGCAATCTGATAAGAAACCATTTGTTTCTATATCAAATATTAATTTCATATTAGTGCATTATTGTTATTTTTATATTTAAGATTGATGGAATTACTGGAGCTATACTTTTAAAAGCATCTTCAATAATTCTTTTTGTTGTTAATGAGTGAACAAATAAAATTGCAGATACATTAGGATATTTAATTACTAGATGTAATAAAGTTAAAATCTTTTTTAATGATGAGTAAATAAATATTTTATCATCATCCTGCAAATGTATAAAGTCTGGACACTCCTCTATATATTCACGCAGTACAACATCTAATTTATTATTGGTCATTTGAAAAATCGCCTTCAGACAATCTTCCAGTTTCCCTGTTGTAGTGAAGTGAGCAGGCAACACCTGTATCTCCTGTATATCTGTTCTTCAAAACTCTTATTGTTAATATGTCTCTAGTCTCTTCATTCTGTTGAGCCCTCTCCAGGCCACAGCAAATATCAGTAAGTTGTGCTAATCCATGACTTCCTCTAAGATGACTTAGTGAAGTAATAGCTCCTTCTTCATGTCCAGTTTTATCTGGCAATCGTCTCATGTGACATACAAGGATTAAACCAAAGTTTAATTCTTCAACTAAACTTCTTAGCTTTGTCATTGTATAATCAATTAATTTTCTTTCGTCTCCTTCAATACCAGAGACCACCATATTTATATGGTCTAATACTACATAATCACAATCACAACCTCTGACTAAAAATCTAATTTTAGACATTAGGTTTTCACTATCAGTTGAACCAAAGTGTTTGTGAAAAAATGTTTTGCCTTGAATTTTATTCCAAGAATTTTTTAATGTTTCTTCATCAAATTGTTTTCTAATATCTTCTTCGTGTATCTTAGAGTTTAAATCTATACTCATTAAACCTCTTACACTTCTAGCTACACTTTCTTCTAATGCTATGTAACCTATGTTCTTACCTTTTTGTAATAAATCAAAAGCTATTTCTCTACAGACTTGTGACTTTCCAGTTCCACTACCTGCTGTAAATAAAACTATTTCACCTTTTCTTATACCTTTAGTTTTTTTATTAAGACCCTCCCAAAGATATGGCGTACATTCTTTGCTGTCATCTTGAATAACTAAATCCCATGTATCAGCACCAGCAATAATACCCTCTGGTGTAAATGGTTTAGCGTTCCATATATGATGAATAATATCTTTACCTCTATTGGACACCAACATTTCGTTGGCATCCTTTAAAGGCAACTTGGAGATAAGAGCTTTTTTTGGTGAAAACAATTGAGCACATTCGATTGATGCGGCATTACCCGCTTCATCATTATCGAACATAAGAACTACTTTTTCAAAACTTTCTAAGTATTCTAATTCTTTTTTAATATATTTTTTTGCTGACTTTGCTCCAGAAGGTACAGACACAACTGGCCATTTATTACCTTGGACTTTTGATACTGACATAGCATCTACTTCTCCTTCAGTAATTGTAATCATTTTCTGATTACCCTTCCATTTGTGCTGACCAAATAAACTAACTTCATTCATGTCTCCCAACCAGATAAAATCTTTGTTGGGAAACCGAATGTGTTGTGCGACTAGATGATAGTTAGAGTTATAGTATGGAGCTATTTGGACAGGTGAACCATTATATTCACCAGTTTGATAGTTAAAAAATTTGCATGTGTCGTAATCTATTTGTCTTTTAGATAACGCCTCTACTTGACCTGTAATCATATCTGACTTTTCCTTATTGTTATTAAATTCATTTACTTCTCCAACTGCTGGTTCCCTGTATTCGCAACCAAAACAATAAGCATGTCCATCTGAGTACCTGGCAAGGTTATCTCTTGAGTTACATTCTGGACAAGGCTCGTGTCTTACAAATTCTGAATTATTCTCCTGGTTCAACATACCCCTCATCACCAGGTAGTAAGTCACCTTCTACCCAAAGTAATTCTGTCTTAGCCCAATCATCAACATCAAATGATGGACAAAATTTATCAGAAAAATGATAGTGACCTTTTACTTTTGCTTCTGGATATTGTTCGTGTAATTCTTCTATTAATTTTTTTAAACTTTCCCATTGCTCTGGTAAGAAATTATCTTCAGCTTTGGTATGGTCTTCTTGTGTTACACCACCAACCATAGCTATACCTATACTGTTATGATTTTTTCCACGACAGTGAGCACCAACTGCATCAGTTGTTCTTCCATCTTCTATGACACCATTTCTTCTAATAATAAAATGATAACCACAAGATAAAAAACCACGTTCTCTATGCCATCTATTTATCTCTTCATAACCTATATCCATAGAAGGCTTAGTAGCTGTGCAATGTATTATAAATAATTCTGTTGATTTTCTGCTCATAATTTTTTCTGTTGTTGTTGGACTTCCTTTACCCATTCATCTGGTAACATTTTTCCAGTTGAATATACGCAGTGATATTTGAAACCTTTTAGGTCACACCACTTTGCGTAAGTTGTTTTAGATTTTTTTCCTATTTTTGTTTTTGAATTACTAAACACAAATCTAATATCTAAATTAGGATGTTGTGCTTTGATTAATAAATGTTTCTTTCTATCTGAAGTAAGGAACTGACCCTTAGTTTCAAATATAATTTTAAAAGTATCTATCGCAGGACAATTAAAGTCTGGCGTATACTTGGATAATTTTTCTGGCTTGAGGTAAGATACTTTATAATCTTCATAACCAAACTTAATTTTATGTTTGATAAGAAAATCATTAAAGTCTTCCTCAAGCTTTGATTTGAATTTAGAAGTCGGTTGCGTTGGAAACTTCTTCTTGTACTTCATTCTCATCCGACCCGTTTTTGCTTGAGCTGTCACCATTAACTTTATCAAAGCCATTGGCTTCAGCAGATTGACCACTACCTTCTACTAAATCTTTTACTTGTACTGATTTAAGTCTTAGTGAAACTCCTGCACCAAGTGCGGGTGTGTACCAAGGAAATGGTTGAAAGCTTACTCGAAGAATTGAACCACCCCAAATAGTTATATCTGGACTAATAGGTTTTAATTCATTATCGAATAATGCTGGTCGTTGATTAAATGTATCACCAGTTTTTGAATTTACTCCACTGGCTTTCATTTTAAACTTGAAGATAACATTACCTTCATCATCACTTTCATGTGGCAGAGAAGCTAACTTTATTTTTTTAGTAGTCTTTTCCTCTGCTAGTTTAACAGCTTTGTGTTGATATTGTTTTACAAGTTTAATTAAATCTTGAGCTTGTGTATCTTTTAAACTCAAGTTTACTTTGTACTCACCCTCTGGCTTGAACCTTACATCCTTCTTACTAAGATGTGGATATATGGCCTTACCAAAAGGAGAAGTATATGTTTGTGCTTTTTGCATTTGTGACCCTCCTAGGTCTTGGTTATTGATGACGTTAGTGTTCATCTATAGTGTCCTAGTTAGGCACGCTGGCGTAGTCATTAACTGCAAAAATAATAACTACCAAGTACATTCTTAAGATTTAAGTCACCTTGTTTTGGAAGTGGTGGTATTTTATGTCTTAAGTTTTTTGGTATCTGCAATTCAACTTCTTTTAGGAAATCCTCTAATAAATTTTTTCCATCAAATATTTCCACAAAAGCTTCACGCAATGCAATATTCATTGTAGCTACATCAGTTGCTAGAACACCAAAGCTATCATGCACACAAGCGAAATCCTTTATGCCATAGGAGCTTGCTCTACAAACAGCTTTTTGTAATAGTGCACCATCAAGTGAATGAACAAAACATGGTGCTATAGTATTTGCTACATCCTCTTTATTTATTTTATCAGTCTCAACTAATATAGATGTCTTTCTTATATCGGGTGTCCACTTACCTGTTTTAGGTCTAAATATTTTTTCACCCATATAAGTATTAACTCTTTTACTTTCCATCACTGGACATATTAGTTGAACAATTGCACCTGTTGGTGTTGTCCATATTACTGGCAATCCACTTTCGGCAACTAATTTAGATACATCTTGTAACCACTTCATTGCTTCTTTAGCAGAAAGAATTACTTCATCTAATGCTTTCCAAACTAATCTTGAAAGATAAGCTGTACCTTTAAATACAGAAGGAACACCAGGCTTTGGATTTCTGTCACTTGAAAATGGTATCTCTACACCACTCTCTTCCATTTCTTCCAAATGTTCTTGAAGATATTTTCTACAAGAGAATTGAGTAAGACCATAAACAATACACATTGTAACTTTCTTTGTAGTTTTTCTGTCTATTCCATAGTCCAACCATATATCTTTATAGATACTATCTTCCTGTTGTTCTAAGAGTTCTAAAGTTTTAGCGGCAACTTCACCATAAACATCAGCAACTCTATTTCCAGGTACTAGATTTACAGCATTACCACCAACTTCATCTTTCAATAAACCAGAGTAAATTTGTAAACCAGAGTTAGTACAATCAGAATAACAAATTAAATTAGTTACAAAGTCCATTGATTTGCCAGACTTACAAAAGTCATTCCATTCAAAACAAAATGCTAAGAATTGTACTGGTTCAGAACAGTGAGCCCAAAACTCATAATGATTATGTGGGTCTTCTGCTGTAGCTTTTATTGCTTCTTCATTATCAGATACCCATTTAACTCTGTTATCTAAAGTATCTTTGTCATGGCCATACATATTAGCACCATGTATCATCAGCTTTCTTACAGCTCCAATACCTTCAATAGGTTTACCATTTCTAAATAACAATAATCCTTTTGCTAAATCACATTCTTGGTAGTTAAGTCCTTCTGGCACACAATAAATTCTATATCTAAAATCATATTGCATTGGAAAATAGAACTCTAAGAAATGTTCATAGGTTTCTGCAACTTTAAATATTTTTTCAAAATGAAAAAAC